TTCTTAGATATGCTTCAATTTGCAGAAGCAAAATATAGCTTGGAGTACCAGGATGCTAGGGCAGTTCAAGTAGTTATATCTGGGGATGTAGAAAATTTAATTCCTAACCCAAGTTTTGAAAATGGAACTGGAACTTGGTATCCACTTAACTCAAGCATAGTACAAGATTTTGCTGCTCCGGCAACTAGCGTTGTATATAAAAACTGTGTTGGAAAGCTAACTGCTACTTCTGCATCAGGAGACAGAGTAGCCCTAGTTTCTGATTGGATTCCTGTAGAGCCTGGACAAAACTATACTTTTAGTATTTACGCTAGTGGAGCTGCTCGGTCGGCTAAAGCAAGAATTGAATACTCTATAAAGCAAACTGCCGACGAGCAAACAGAAATTTTATTGGATGGAGAGGGAGAATTTTATCCCACAGTCCCGTACTACTTAGACTCTGAAGTAGTAACCTTAAGCTCTACAGCTCAAAGACTACACGTAAGTTCTATAGCCCCGGTTTATTCTTTAGATGGCGGCGTACCACTAGCCAAAGTATCCGTGTACATAGACGCTGCAGAACAAAATGAAGTATTTTATTTTGACGGAGCTCTGCTACAAAAATCTTCAAACCTAGACGCTTTCTTTACAGGAGACGGCGCACCATCTCCAACCAACCCCATTTTAGAAACATACTTCAATATAGACGATTGCCGTTGGGAAACAAGAAACGTACTAAACTATATATCCAACCCTTCTTTAGAAACTACAGTAGATTGGGTAGCTGGAGCAGGCACTACTTTAACTTCAGTAAGTGAGATATCTCCCGCCCTTTATGGTGTTAAGCAGGGTAAGGTAAGTAAAGCCGGTGGAGGATCTATATCAACTACCGTATACCTACCGTATGCGGCAATAGGTGGCGAAGACTTTATAGTCTCTGCTTATGTAAGAAATAAGGCCGGAACCTATTCCATAAGCACTGATGGACAAGAAGTTAGAAACTTTATAGTGTCCGAATCAAATAAGGATCAGTGGACAAGGATTCACGCTAGTAGAGTTTTGTTAGCTGGAGAAACATCATTTACCCTAACTATTTCTTTATCTACAGGAAATGGTGCGGCAGCAGTGTTCTATGTAGATGGTGTTCAAGCTGAGTTTGGTCGGACTCCAAGCAGGTTTACAGATCCTGCTGAACCTTTTACAGTAACAAGACAAAATCTTTTAAATCCAGCAGTAAACATGTATGCCACAAAATATGAAAATGTTGGGGGAGGAAAGAGCCTTTACTGGTCTACATATGGTGACAAGTACACACGACTAGCCTCCACTATGTCTAAAGTAATGCCTATAGGAAGTAGCTGGGCAATAGTTCCCGGAGATACTTCAATAGAGTACCCGGAATTGACAACTTCTTTGATCCCTTCAGCGTCCTTTGAAAATAACTTAGGAGAATGGTCGGGTGTCTCTGCTACATTAAAACGAGCAGTTACTCGCGGTACACTTTTTGATGAAACAACTTCACACGGAACAGCTTTCTGCAGAGTAACGTCTACAGTATCTAATACATTTGGAATAACCTCAAGCAATATTGACATAGAACCTGGAGAAGGCTATTATTGTTCAATAGCTGTAAAGCCAGAAAACGAAGATGCTTTTGGGGTATACACGTTGTCTGTAAAGTTTTATGATGACACTGACACTATAGTTTTAACCAAAACTAAAACTTTAGAGATACGTAGGTTTGATAGGTGGGCATACGCAGCTGTATACGCTACAAACGTTGAGACTACAGTAGCAGCTTACGCTAAAGTAAGCGTTACCGCAACCCCAGACACGCCGGAGCCAGGCCACACCTTCCATCTTGACAGGGTAGTATTTAGAGAGTAGTCTTCTAAAGATGACAACTCTTGTTATATCTTCATTAGCTATCGCTGCAATCTTAACTGCGGTCGAGGGATTATTAATGCCCCTTGGAAAATGGCGCGGCTTAGTATCTTTAATAGGCGGAGTGATCTTCCCCTTCACTCTAGGTATTAGAGACTACACACTTCCGGTATATGCCTTAGCAGTAACTTTTGTCGGTTTGACAGCTTCCCTTGCAGTAGAGCAAGCTTTTACTGGAGTATCCGTTAGACAAATGAGAGGTTTGCCAAATAGGATAGATCGACTATAGTAAATTTACTATAAGGAGGGAAAATGCAAGCACCTAATATAAACCCATATCTTTCTGGTATGGCGCGGGCCCTGTGGGTTGTTTTTGCCACAGTAGGTCGCCCCATGTCTACAGAAGAAGTTATGGAATCAAACTATATGAACGAGGGTCGAGATGCCATTAGAGCGGCTGGATCCGAATTAAAGAAGTTTGGCTACATAAAAGCCTTTAAAGAACAAGTCGCGGGGGGCCGTTGGATAACGACCCTTAAGTTTACCCCGATGGGCCAACACTATGTAGACCTCTTCAATTGGAACTATCAACCGATGCCTGGAATTCCGACCGTCGGTGAACCAGGTGATACTAGTAAGCTAGAAAGCAGTAATAGATTAGAAATACTACGTATTTCTAATCTAGGCGCCCAGGAGGGCGCCGGGAAGGAAACTATGCCATGGCCAATAGATGAACCTCAGCCACAGCCAAAGAAGCGAGGCTTAGATACTGACTATGAAGTTGGTACTGTAGGCAAGGTTGAAGATAAGGTAGCTAAACGAAACGCTAAGTACAAAAAGACCACTATCGAATCTACCCCTTCCGTTATGCGACGATACGAAAAGCCGGAAGAACTGTGGGATACAAAAGATATCATTGGTGAGTTTTACGACTTGGTAAAGCAGCATGCTCCAAATGTTCCCGGTCAAGTAAATGCTAAATATCTTGCTACTTGGATAAATGATCTTGTTAGCAAAGGCGTTGAAAGAACAGCAATCTTAAAAGCAATCCGCATGTTCTTTAACGACCCTAGACTTTATAGCGATGCTGGTGTTGGTCACCCACTTTACAGAAGGTTCTTTCAGTTCTACCCTACGGTACATGGCAAGGTAACTCAGCCTGAAGAAAGAACTTATGAGGATGAGGACTTTGCTTTACATCAAGAAAAATTACTAAAACTATTGGAGGGAAAATAATGAGGCACAAGGAACTATTAGCAAAGATAGATGAACTAAACAATAGCTGTTCTGTTGCTGATGAATTAGCGACAGCGCTGCGCTCAGTAGTCGAGTTACATACGCCGCGATCAAGTGGTCCTTTCGAATTCTGCTTTGAGTGCAACGGTTGGACTGAAGATGATGGTACTGAGTATCCTTGCCCAACTATTGAGGCGATTATCGGGGAGTTAGTAGATTGAGTTACGACCTAAAAGACTTAGCCCCTAGTGTTAGGGCCTATATAAACCGGGCCAGCCTCCCAATGAAAAGCATTGGGCTAGAGCTTTCTGACCTAGATCCTTACGAGGGGTCCGTAATCGAGGGTGTCCAGAAATGGATCTCTTTGGTCAATTCTGGCAAGGTCATAAAAGCCCAGGGAGAGCAGACTTGCGGTATGGGTCTCCTTCTGGTGGGTAATCCAGGTCACGGCAAGACTACTCTGGCCTCTACGGCCCTCCAGGAGCTTTTACGGGGTATTCCACGGGACGTCATAGGCACTCCAGAAAGGTTCCCAATCCGTCCAGGGTACTTTACGGACTATCCAAGGTTCCTGCGCCTTCAGAAGCGTCAATGGGACCCAGATGCCGACGAGACCGAGGCAAGCCTTGTAGAGGGTCTATACGGAGATGCCCCAGACCACCTAAACGTCAAGATCCTCGTACTAGATGATCTTGGAAAAGAATATCGAACAGCAAGTGGCTGGTCAGAGAATACTTTTGATGCCCTGCTCAGATCCAGATTCAACGCTGGACTACCAACAATAATTACTACTAATGTTCCGCTACAGCAGTGGGCAGATGTATATGGCGCTCCTATGGCAAGTTTTGCATACGAAGCGTTTTTCCCATATGTTATTACTTCTAAGGAAGGGGATAGAAGAAAACTATGAAAACAGTTCAGTTCTTTCTAAGCAATACCGGAGTAGAAGAAGTGATGTCTAAAACCGGCACAGATTTTGAATGTACTTGCGAAGGATTTCAAGCTCGCAAAAAATGTAAGCACGTTACATGGTGTGAAAGCAAAGTTACAAAAGCAGGATTTCCAGTAAGACTTATACGCTATGCTAAAAAAGAAGATGTTGCTTTATCTAAGTCTTCAGAAGAAGAGTTTAGGAAATTTCTACTTAAGTACGGAAAGATAGAGGCTATCTAATCGTGAAAGGGGGGGATATCTCAAACGAAGTTCCAGGAAGAGTAGTTGTTACTCTAGATTGCATTATTGATCGAAAGCCTGAGATACGTAAGTTTTTAGGTATTCCTGTCATAAGCGAAGACATAACCTACAATCGCAGATCATTATCTTTATTCTGGAATTTTGCAGAAAAAAATGATTATCGCCTAGAGTTAGCGGGATTTGGATACACCAAGAAAGAAATGCGTGGGATCCAAGAAGATCTTGACAACTTAGGGACTAATCCGTTTAACTACTACACGGCATACCAGGCTGTAGCTGATCTTGTAAGAGAGCTTCCATATAGGCCCGAACTAATCGGAGTTGTGGATGTTCCTGATAGAGGTTTAAGATACGGCTCCAAATTTATAGATCTCGGGAGATTAATCTAGTGGCAGCAGATAACGAAGTACGGCTTATATCTAAAGCCATACGGGATCGAGATATAGCTCCGCTGTTAGAGCGCGGAATAAAAGAAAATTGGTTTTTTGTAGAAGAGAACCGGGCAGTATGGAAATTCATCCAAGATCATTGGAAAAAATACAGTGAAGTTCCTTCTGCTATAACTGTAAAAGATAACTTTCCAACCTACCGTCTTTTAGATGTTCAAGACGCTTTGCCGTATTTACTAGATCAACTTATAGAGTATAGAAAACGCCAGCAGACCATAGAGGTTGTGCAATTAGCTGCGGATGCAGTAGCGGCTGGAGATCATAACGAAGCATTAGCTGTTTTAAGTTCTGGAGTAGCAAAACTATCCGAAGAGGGCTTAGCCCAGGTAACCGACCTTAATTTAGCTAAAGATCCACTAAAAAGATTTGATGAATATCTAAACATAAAGACAAGACCTAATGGTTTGCTTGGAATGGCTACCGGATTTCAGGTTATGGACTTTGCAACTGCTGGATTACAACCAGGTCAGTTAGTAACTATTATCGCACCACCTAAAACAGGTAAGTCAGTCTTAGCAATGCAAATGGCCGTTAATGTTCATGAAGACGGGTTTGTACCTATGTTCCAATCTTTTGAGATGAGTAACCTGGAACAACAAAGACGACATGATGCAATGCGTGCAAACATATCAAGCGGTCGACTAATGAGGGGAGCCCTAAAACCAGAAGAAGAGATCAGGTATCAGAATACTTTACGACGCATGGAAACTATGCATAATTTCTTTTTAACTGAATCGGTGACGGCTCACACTATAAGTCAGCTATCACTAAAAATTGAAAAACTTCAACCCGACATCGTATTTATTGACGGTGTTTATTTAATGATAGATGAGGTCTCAGGAGAAATGACTACGCCACTAGCTCTTACAAATATTACGCGTTCTATGAAACGATTGGCTCAAAAGCACAATAAACCAATTGTTATTACTACACAGGTTTTAAATCATAAGGTTAGAAGAGGACAGATAACTGCTGATGCTATTGGTTATTCGTCTTCCTTCTTCCAAGATTCAGACGTTATATTTGCACTACAACGCCAAGATGAAAACGATGACACTTCTAGATTGTTAAAGATAGTTGCAAGTCGCAACTGCGGTCCTGCAGAAGTAGAACTTCTATGGGATTGGGAAGAGGGAAGGTTCGAAGAATATGGAAATCCAGGACTATCCGTATGATGGCCGCCAGCTATGCAAAAAGGAAGATCCGGAATTATTTTTTCCGGAGACGTATAGTCTTCTCTCTCAGGTTAACGTTGCTAAGGCTATATGCAATAAGTGCCCTCTTATCGCTGAGTGCCGTGATTACGCGCTCGCTAACCCGGACTTGGATGGAATATGGGGCGGCACAACCCCCAGAGAACGTAAATGCAGGACCCAAAGTTTAGGGAAAAGTAATGAAATCAATCAGAGAGTTAAAGCCTGATTACTCCGGATCAATGGACTATGAAAATGAGATCTTGCACGAGTGTCCTGTGTGTGAGTCAAATATTTGGAATATTAAGGCTTGTTTTGACGACTACGAGATAGCGCAGTACTTTACTGATATGGAGTGCGCTTCTTGCGGGACCTTTGCCAAAGCCCCTACCTTGGTGGATAAGCCCTAATGTTTTACAGAGAGGGGGATATAGAGAAATCTTTACTGCGTTTAGGTATTGAAAGTACTCAACGCAGAAGTGAATTATTGGCTACTTGCCCTATGCATAAATATAGGGTTGGTAAAGAAGACTCAAATCCCTCCTGGTCTATTAACTCAGAGACCGGAGCTCATCATTGTTTTTCTTGCGGATACAAGGGAAACATATTAACTTTAATTTCAGATCTTTTAGAGTATGGGGATTTAGATAAAGCTAAGCAGTGGCTACGATCTAACATAGATGTAGATTGGAACTTACTTTCTAAGCAACTTGAAGAAGCTAAAAAAACTTATATACACCTGCCAAAGCTTGTTCCTATGAGTGAAGCACGATTAGCTATATTTAGTGACGCTCCCTCCTGGGCTTTAAAAGACAGGGGTTTATCTCCAGAAGCTTGCTCAACCTACGGCATTCGTTGGAGAGACTCGGACTCTACTTGGGTACTGCCTATAAGATCTTTAGATGGGCGCCTTTTAGGTTGGCAAGAAAAAGGACACCTCTCAAGAAGATTTTTAAACCGTCCTCCAGGCATCCCAAAATCAAAAACTTTATTTGGAATCACTTCCTGGGAGCCGGGACAGATGATTGTTGTTGAATCTCCCCTAGACGCAGTTAAATTAAAATCTTTGGGTATACCCGGAGGCGTAGCTACCTGTGGAGCAATTATTAGCTCTGAGCAGCTTGAGATTATGCGGCAAGCCGATACTTTGATCCTAGCTATGGACAATGATAGTTCTGGGAATAAGGCTAATAAATTTTTGTTAGACTCTTTTAGAAAGTTGGGTATGGAAGGTTGGTTTTTCAACTACGGAGACTCAACTAAAAAAGACATTGGCGACATGTCTGCCGATGAGGTAGACTGGGGGTTGTCTAACGCTGTTCATTGTGTAAGAGGGGGATCTCTAATAAAATGACCTTTGTAGGTGAGTTACTTCCTTTTCAGCCAGAGGCTGTAAATAAAATGATGGTCCGGCATAAGATGCTGGTGGCCTACGACCTTGGTTTGGGCAAAACAGTTTTAACAATTGCCGCTATTGAAAACCTTATGGACCAGGGTGAGATAGAAGAACCTGGTATAGTTATATGCCTATCGTCATTAAAATATCAGTGGGCATCACAGATTGAGAAGTTTACAGGTGGATCTTCACGCGCTTTGGTTGTGGATGGAACAAAGGAACAACGAGCAGAGCAATATCACCAAGCGTTCGAGTGGCGTAAAAACGGGATTGATTACGTCATTATTAACTACGAGCAAGTTGTTAATGACTGGACTTTCGTATCCTCCTTACCAAGGGGATTTGTCGTCGTCGATGAAGCCACAGCAATCAAATCCTTCAAATCAAAACGATCAAGATACGTCAAACAACTAGACTCTAAGTATAAGTTTGCTCTTACGGGTACTCCAGTAGAGAACGGAAAGCCCGAAGAAATATACAGCATTATGCAGTTTGTAGACGATAAGGTTTTAGGCAGGTTTGATCTATTTGACTCTACGTTTATAGTTAGAAACCAATTTGGTGGTGTAGAGCGCTATAGAAACTTACCTACTCTTCATAAGACTCTTTCTAAAGCAATTGTAAGAAAAAAGCAAAAAGATCCAGATGTAGCCCCCTTTCTTCCAGAAGAAATAAAGGCTGAACCAATCCTCATACAGTTTGATAGGAAAGCTGCTGTCCTATATCGCCAGATAGTTACTGAGCTTCTCAGCGACCTTGATGAGGCTTTAAACTCCTTTGGTCCACGGTTCGATATCTTTTCTCATTACGGAGACGGAAGTGATCAGGGAGGTCCTGGAGATCAGTTGCGGGGCTTGATTATGTCCAAATTGACCGCTTTGCGTATGCTGTGCGACCACCCTGCCCTATTGCACCACTCAGCAGATATCTTTAACGCTATGACTGATGAAGGATCTAAATACGCTTGGGAGCTTAAAGACTCTGGCATGTTAAAAGAATTAAAGGCTGCTCCTAAATTAGATTCTTTAATTGATTTTGTAGATGAATTTTTATCTGAATACGAAAACAATAAGGTTGTTATCTTTACCAGCTATGTCTTAATGACTAAGATAATTGCTGAGGCTTTAGAGAAAAAAGGATACAAATCAGCTACCTATACCGGTCAAATGGACGCTAAAACTAAAGAGGAATCTAAGGTAGAGTTTCAAACAAACCCAGAGTGCCGGATCCTAGTAAGCTCTGATGCTGGCGGATATGGGGTCGATTTGCCTCAAGCTAATATGCTAATAAACTATGATTTACCGTGGAATGCCGGGTTAGCTGTTCAAAGAAACGGTAGAATTATGAGAGCCTCCAGTGAGTGGAAGTCTGTGGTTATCCAAGACTTCTTGGTAGAGGGCTCTATAGAAGAGCGCCAACACGCCTTGTTGGAACAAAAAAATGCTGTGGCAAACGCCATAGTTGACGGTCATGGAATTGATTCCAAGGGCGGGGTACTGCTTACTGCGGGTAGTTTGCGAGCCTTCCTTGAGTCTAGTATAGTTTAGGAGATGTCTTGCCTAATTCACCAAAAACACCTACTCGTACTATTCGAGTATCAGAAGAGTTGTGGGCTGCAGTTAAAGAGAAAGCTGCACTTGACAACCGTACAGTAACCGATGTTATTATTGAAGCTCTGAAGGAGTACGTTTCTTCAGAAGAATAAAAAACCCAGGGAGGGAAAAATGCCAAGAGTGGCAAAAGCAGCACGAGAAATAAAAACAGAAAATCCACTAGTAACTAAGTTTCGTGACTTCATTTCATTGAAGTCTAGAATCGATGGTTTAACTAAACAGCAAAATGTTTTAAAAGAAGAGTTAAATCAATACGTTATTGAGAACGGCGAAGAAGACGAGCGCGGACACGTATCTGTTGCTCTACCGTCAGAAGTAGACGGCTACACTTCAATAAAAAGACAGCGTCGAGTAACTCAAGGTCTAGATATAGATGCTGCGATCTTAATTCTTACTAAAAAAGGATTAGCAGAGCGTTGCATAAAGGCAGTACCTACAGTTGCAGAAGATGAGGTTATGGCTGCTCTTTACGAGGGTAAATTAACTGAACAAGATATTGACACCATGTTCCCTAAAAAAATAACTTGGGCATTCGTACCTACTAAGGACTAATAGTGACGAAAAAAAAGGACAACATAGATACAATCTTTGGGGAGTTGGATAAGTACTATCCAGGTTCTAAAAAGGTGCGTAAATCTATGTCCTTTCCTGACACTAAAAAAGAAGTCAAGGAAGGTTGGGAAAGTCAAGGAAAAGTAAAGACTCTTCCAAATGGAAAAGCATTGGAGTTGTTCCCCGCTGGGGCACTTGCTCTTGCTTTAGATCGTCCTTTAGTTACTGTTCGTTTATGGGAGCGCAGAGGGTATATTCCTCGTGCCCCATACCGAGCTAGGTCTCGTATGGTAAACGGAAAAAAAGAGCCCGGCTGGCGCATGTACAGTCGTGCTATGATAGAGTCACTACTCACTAGTTTTCAGTCCCGTGGAATACTTCATGTCCGCAGGATTGATTGGAATCTTTATTCAGATCTTTCAGTAGAAATACTGGATAACTGGACAAAGATTCATGATGAAGAAACTAACTAAGGCCAATGGCTATGGAAAAGAAAGGAATCGCTCCAATGGGCGTTCAAGCAAACTCACTGCGTATCAAAAAAGATGCGCCAAATCTAAACAACTACACGAACGAAGAAGTTCCGGCTGCTGCGTTTATCTCTGCTGAAGTAGAAAGTGCTTTCGAACCAGAAGATGAAAACGAGTTCCCAGAACGCTCTTCAATCATTCAATCAGGTTGGTCTGCTGCTAAGAAAGCAGTAGCCAGCGCAAGTAAAACTTATACTGCTGACTTCAAGTTTGAAGAGAATGTTCAGTTAATTAAGTTTTTGTCGGCAGAACCAATGAGCTTCTTGCAACATTGGGTTAATCGTCCTGGAAAGAAATCTTTTATCGGCTGGGATGGAGATCCTCTATGCCGTGTGGGAAACAAACCGGAACAGAAGTTTGCCTTCACAGTAGTAAACCTTACCGATCTTGAAGAAGAGCCTGAAGTACAACTCATGGTTGTAGGTGTCCGTCTCTGCGGTCAATTAGAGAAATTGAATGCAGATAAAAAGACTGGTCCATTGGATCGTCCGGATATTTATTGGGCTGTAAGCAAGTCTGGTCAAGGAACTAAAACCTCCTATTCAATAGTGCCTGTTAAAGAGCGGGACCTTGTTGAGGATTGGGAGATTGATCCTGCAGCAGCATCTCAATTGCTATCTACACTCAAGCCTTTGGGACCAGAAGCACTTCGTGTCGCTTCTAAGTCTGAACTTGAAGACATAGCAAAAGAACTTCTAGCAGGTTAATTTCTCACTAATCGCCGGGGCCCAGGTTTCCTCCCCTCCTTTTCCTGGGCTCCCGGTCTAACAAGGGAGGTCAAATGAGGGTTTTAACAACAAAACATATAAAGGGATACTACTGTCCAGAAGCTTTTTCTTTTGGCATCTCTTGGTCTTTAGAACGTAAAGCTATTATCGTTAGCTTTGCTTTCTGGATGTTAATTATTGGGGATAAAAATCGTGTATAAAACTTCTGAGGTGGATTTGCATTCCGTAATAAAACTAGATTACTTTTGGATTGATATAAATGGGGAAGGTCACTGTGAATGTGACCAATGTAAAAAGGAATAGGGGGAGCACAATGAAGGTTATATATAACCAGGAGCAGTTACAAGAAGTTGTTGACGCCTATAGTAAGGTCGACGCTTTCGTATTTGACGTAGAAACTTTAGGTAAGCATCGTGGAGATCCACGTCAGAATAAGGTTGTATGGATAGCGCTTGCCACTTATGACAGAGTTGATGTTATTCCTATGGGCCATCCAAATGGCGCATACATCCGTACTGATTATCCCCTACTACCTTCTGCTCAACTTAGGGCTGAAAAGGGATTAGATCTTCGTCCTCAGGATTATAGTAAGGACGAAAGAAAAGCAACTAAGGTTTTCTCTGATCCTCCAGAGCAACTAACGCCTGGAGAAGTATTTAAAGCATTGAAGCCGTTATTGATGGGCGACAAGATAAAGGGCGGACACAATTTAAAGTTTGATTTACAAAGTGTTGCGAAGTACATCGGGGGCCTGCCCGAGCCTACATTTTTTTGTACTCTAAACGCTGCATTTATATTAAACAATTTAAATAGAAATGCTTTAGGTTTAGATGACTGTTTAAAGCGAGAATTTAACCACGATATGGTTAAGGGTGTAGGTAAAGAAATTGAGAAACATTCTTTTGATGAAGTAGCTACTTACGCTGGTTTAGATGCAGAGTGGACTTGGAAGTTATACTTGCATTATTCAGATAAATTAAAGCAGGATGGGTTGTACGGCATATTCTCTCTTGAGATGGATGTTCTACAGGTTGTATGCGAGATGGAACTTCGTGGTGCAAATATAGATGTAGATCAACTTTCAAATCTAAAGTTAGATTTAGAGAAACAGTTAGAAGACACGAAAGGGCAAATCTACGCTTTAGCTGGTAAGCCATTTAACATTAACTCCGTTCCTGAAAAGCAACGCCTTCTTTTCACTTCAAAGAAAGAAGGCGGTAGAGGCATACGTCCTACTGTGCTTACCCCTGCTGGAAAAGCACACGCAGATAAGGGCTTAGAAGCCACCGTTCACGATTTCTCTGTCTCAGAACCGGCTCTAGATAAATTCCGTGGAAAAGACGCGTTAGTTGACGCTCTTCTCAACTACTCGGATTTGAATAAGCTTTTAACTACCTATGTAATCCCTTATCTAGGTGGTGATATAACTAGGACACTTGCCGGTAAATCTAAGGTAGTTGCAAAAGAGCGCATTTTATATAAGGGCAGAATCCACACAGATTTTGTTCAGTACGGGGCTGAAACCGGCAGATTTTCAAGTAGAAACCCAAACCTACAGAACGTTCCAGCTCCTCATACTTTCAACGGTAAAGCAATTAGAAATCTTTTTGTTGCCCCTCCCGGACACTCACTTATAGTTGCTGACTACAGTCAAATAGAGCCAAGAATTATTGCTTCATTTAGCCAGGATAGAACTATGGTTGGTGCGTATCTAAATGGAGAGGATATTTACACAGCAATTGGCGATACCATGGGGGTAGATAGAAAAGCCGGAAAGGTATTGGTGTTGTCTTTGGCATACGGCGTTGGTCCTGACAAAATTGCTAGTGAGATTGGGTGCAGCCTTACTGAGGCTCGTAATCTTTTAGATGCTTTTTCCCATAAGTTTCCTGCTGTAAATTTATATAAGAAACGAGTTATCAATGATTGTCGTAGACAGTCTCCCGTTCCTTTTGCTACAACTTTACTAAAGCGACGTAGATACTTACCGGACTTAAGATCAAGAGAACAGTGGAAACGCGCTCGCGCAGAACGTCAAGCTTTTAATACGGTAATACAGGGTTCAGCTGCGGACCTGATCAAGGTTGCCATGGTACGTGCTAGAAACATGGTTCCTGATGAAGCAAGTCTTGTTTTGACTGTTCACGATGAGTTGGTTACTATAACTCCATCTCACATAGCAGAGGAAACTGCCGAAGCAATTCGTGAGGCCATGGAAGGCATAAAAGCTTTAAAGGTACCTATGATTGCAGATGTTAAAGTAGTTTCTAGATGGGGAGAGGCTAAATAGTGTGGCCATTTAAACGTAAAAAATATAGAATAGTAAGTCAAGTAATTAATGTGCCCATGCCTATATTAATTAGGCAAGTTGTATACGATTCCATATTTGATTACGCTGCTGAAATCTCAAATAAAATGGGATTACCTCCAATATCAGAAGAAGTTCAAGAAATGGAAGAAAAAGCTAGCGAAGAGCGTATTTCCAAGTTTGCAGCCTTACTTCCTTTTGTGGACGCTCACGCCGATATAGCTGCAAAAGTAGCGGCTATGGCCTATGTAATTGAGTCTGACAACCCCATTGAATTTGAAGATTCAGCCAATTTGGCAGAACTAACAAAGTTATTTAAACTTGTATCCCTATCTTCATCGGTATCCTGCATATCGACTTTAATGAATTTAGGACTATTAGAAACAAAGGTGGTATCAAACGATGACGAATGACTGGTGGTCTAAAAAACTTTCTACCCCATCTGTACCTTCAGTTCCCCCGGTAAGTCCTTCACAGCCTGTTCCGTATAGGTATTCCCCTATGCAGAACACCCCAGTAACTTATGATCAAAATGCAGATCAGACTGTTACTAAGGCGCAGAGTGCACGACAAGTTGACCGTTGTCCTGGATGTAATTCAGGAAATTATATGGCAGCTCAGGGAACTAATTTAAAGCGTTGCTATGACTGCGGTTATCCGCTGGTTCAATCTGGAACCGGAACGGGTATACCAACTGATGGTGCTCCTGCACGTCCTGCTAAGCAACCTGCTGTAGGATCTGGTTTTAATCCAAACGTTATCGTTGAAAGGCTTGGCTAATGGCTCTAAATAGTGAAGTACTAAAAATTGCTGCATTAATAAATAAAAAGCTTGGAGAAAACACAGTTGTTCCTGCAAGTAAAACCAGAATACCTGGAAGAATTCCTACCGGATCTTTAACACTAGACGTTGTATTGGGTGGGGGTTGGCCTATGAATCATTGGGTAGAGATTGTAGGAGAGGCTTCTCACGGCAAAACTGCAATTGCTTTAAAAACAATTGCTACAAATCAAACTTTAGATCCAAACTTTACAGTTGTTTGGATTGCTGCAGAGCAGTTTGATACCTCTTATGCAAAAATGTGTGGGGTAGATACTGATCGAGTACTTCTAGTAGAGACCAATAGTATGGAGGATGCTTTTGACGCTGTTATTCAGTTTTGCGAGTCTAAGTCTATTGATATGGTTGTCATCGACTCTTTACCTGCGCTTGTCCCTTCGGCGGAGGATGAAAAGAGCATGGAAGAGTTTACGGTTGGACGAGGAGCTCAGCTCACAAATAAGTTTTTCCGTAAGGTATCAGCTGCAACAAAACGTGACCTTGTTGAAGAAGAGCGTCCAGTCCTTGGAATTATGATTAATCAATACCGCATGAAGATTGGCGTAATGCATGGGGACCCAAGAACAACCCCAGGAGGCCTAGGTAAGGACTATGCCTATAGCATCCGTTGCGAGGTTAAAAGAGACGAGTGGCTAGAGGCCGGAACAGGACAGGATAAAAAACGTGTTGGACAAACCATCAGAGTACGAACAATTAAAAATAAAACTTTCCCACCCCAGCAGACCGCATATTTGGACTTTTACTTTGCGGACGGAGGAGTTATCGATTCGGGGGAGTATGATAGGGCTAAGGAAATTGTCGCTCTGTCTATCCTGAATGGGATAGTTGATCGTCGTGGTGGTTGGATGTACTACGGCGAACGTAAGTGGCAAGGTGCCCAGGCTCTTATAGACTCTTTGAGAGAAGAGGTTGATTTAAGTGCCGAACTAAGTAGAGCAGTGCTCGACACCTTAAAAACTAGTCCAGTTCTTGAGATCAATAGTGAAAACTAAAGGTCAAAAAGAATCTCGTAAACACGAGAAAAGATTAGCTAAGGTAATCGGAGGCAGCGTTAATGCTGCTTCTGGAGCGTTCTGGTCAAGAAAAGGCGATGTTAGAAATAAAGAACTTTTGATTGAACATAAGTGGACTGGTAAAAAACAGGTCACAATAAAATCAGATGTTCTTAAAAAAATAACCACCGAAGCAATTCTTGACGGAAGAACACCAGTTTTAGGTATACACCTAGATGGAGAAAACTACGTAATACTTGGCGAGGAGGATTTCTTTGAACTACGAAACTCTATACAGGGAGA